TCACGTGGTGGCTGTGGGAAGGCCCGGGCAAGCCCGAAGGACGCGGCCTCAAGATCGTCAAGCACGCCCAAGGGCAGCGCATCATGTTCGAGGACCGGCAGCTCTGCATGCCGCACTCGATAACCCGGACCGAAGACCGGATCCTCGACGGTAAACTACTCATCGACGACTCGCCGGTCACCTACTCGTGCGCGGCCAACGCCGTGATTGAGGCGGACGGCCTCAACAACCGCATGTTCAACAAGAAGCGGTCGCGCGGGCGCATCGACGGCATGGTGACGGTTTGCATGGCCGTCGGCGCGGCAACGGCCGCGGCCAAGCCGAAGAAGAAGTCGGTCTACGCGTCACGCGGCGTCATCCGAGTTGGACGGGAGAAGGCATGAGCATCTTCGACCGTCTCTTCCGGCCCGCGTCGTCAACGCCGATCGCCCCGGTCGCTCAACGTATCGCCATGCCGCAGCTCGCGGGCCCTATCGTCGCCTACCAGGGCTATGATCTGAACGACCCCGCGTTGCTCGAAATGATGCGCGGTACCGGCGGGCGGGTTGGTGTCGCCGGCATCGGCGTCAACGAGCGAGCAGCCTTGCGCAACAGCACGTTCTTCCGCGCGATGTCGCTCCATTGTGGATCGATGGGTATGCTCCCGCTGCATCTGCGCCGGCGCAAGGGCAAGGAGACCGAGAAGGCAAGCGATCATCCGCTCTTCAACGTCCTGCATCGCAAGCCGAACGACTTCCAGACGGCCAGCCGGTTCAAGGCGTTCATGCAGCTCTGCGCGCTGAACGACGGCAACGCCTATGCGCTGAAGATCAAGTCGCGCGGCGCCATCCGCCAGCTGGTCCCCCTTCCCCGCGGTCGCGTCCGGCCGCGCGTGACGGCGACCTTCGACCTAGTTTTCGACTACGATCGCCCGTCTGGCGGGCGCGTCGTCCTGACCACTGACGACGTCTTCCACTTCGGCACGCCGCTGACGCTCGACGGCATCAACGGCGTCTCGCTGCTCGACGTTGCCTCCGACACCTTCGGTCTCGCCGTTCGCGCTCAACAGGCCGCCGGCCGGCTGATGACGAAGGGCACGATGGCGGCCGGTGCGCTCGAGACCGACCAGACACTCGGCGAGGAGGCGATCGAGAACCTTCAGCGCAGCCTGCGCGAGAATCACGCGGGCGCTCAGGCCGAGGACGACTGGCTGATCCTGGAAGAGGGCCTCAAAGCGAAGACGTTCGCGCCCAACGCTCGCGACGCTCAGCTCGTCGAGGTGATGAAGCGCGAGGCCGAGGAGGTCGCGCGGTTCACCGGCGTGCCGCGCCCGCTCCTGATGTTCGACGAGACGAGTTGGGGAAGCGGCATCGAGCAGCTCGGCCTGTTCTTCGTGACTTACTGTCTCATGCCCTGGTTCGTGATCTGGGAGGAGGCGATCTGGCAGTGGCTGCTGACGCCGTCCGAGCAGGACACCTACTACGCCAAGTTCAACGAGGGCGCGCTGCTGCGCGGGTCGCTCAAGGACCAGGCCGAGTTCCTGAAGGCCGCCATGGGGCCGAACGCCGCCTACCTGACGCCCAACGAGGCGCGCGAGTTCATGGACCGCAACCCCATCCCTGGCGGCGACGAACTGCCCCGCGCGGGAACGACTGCGAGCGCGATCATGCAAGAGGAGACCGCCGATGCGGCGTGATGCACTGCGCGCGGTCTGCGCCGCGCGGCCGCCCGAGATCACGGGCGTCGGCAACGGCGGATCGTGGAAGTTCGAGACGACCGCACTGGCGGCCGACTTCCGCCACTTCGAGGTGCGCGCGGCGGCCGAGGGTCGCAATCCGACGATCTCGATCTTCGACTACATCGGCGACGATGGCGAGGGCGGCGGGGTCAGCGACAAGCGCATCGCCGCGGCGCTGCGCACGATCGGCGACCGCGATGTCGACGTCGAGATCAACTCGCCCGGCGGCAACTACTTCCAAGGCGTCGCCATCTACAACCTGCTGCGCCGCCACCCGAAGGCGGTCAACGTCCAGATCCTCGGCATCGCCGCGTCGGCCGCGTCGGTGATCGCCATGGCCGGCGACACCATCTCGATCGCGCACAACGCCGAGATCATGATCCATGAGGCGTCGGGCATCTTCATCGGCACCAAGTCGGAGATGGCGGAGGCGGTCACCACGCTGCAGCACATCGACGACAGCATGGTCGCCACCTACGCCGCACGTTCCGGGCGCCCGGCCGAGGAGTTCTCGGCCATGATCGCCGGCAAGGACGTCTACTTTAGAGGCCAGGAGGCGATCGACGCCGGCCTCGCCGACCAGCTGATGGCGCGTGACGCCGAGATGCCGGTCTACGCATCCGCCGAGTTCCCGAGCGACAAGGCGTCGCTCGACCGCTTTCTCGCGAAGCACGACATGCCGCGCTCGGCGCGCCGTGACCTGTTCCGCGCGATTGGGGACGGCACGCGAAGCGCTGCCGATCCCGACCCCGCCACGCTTCGCGCTGGCGACGAAGCCGAGCCCTGGTTCGCCGGGCTCACCGCCCTCACCGTCTGAAGGAACAGACATGACCAAGATGACCACCCTGCGCGGCTCCGCCGCGACGGGCCGGGGCCTCGTCGCCGTGCGCGCGGAGGCCCAGCCCAAGAAGATCGCCTCGATCGAGGAGCTGAACACCGCCTGGGATGCTTTCAAAGCGAAGCACGAGCAGGAGGTGACCGCGCTCAAGAAGGGCGTCGGCGACGTCGTCGTTTCCGACGAAGTCGAGCGCATCAACGCCGTCCTCGGCGAACTCACCTCGGCGATCGACGAGCAGGCCAAGATCACGGCCGCCGCGAAGCTCGGTGGCGGCGCGGTGATCGGCGACATCAAGGCCGACCCCGAGTACACTGCCGCCTTCAAGGCCCACATGCGCAAGGGCGACAAGGCTCCGGCCGACGTCCAGGCGGCGATGCAGAAGGGCACCGACACCGATGGCGGCTACCTCGCGCCGATCGAGTGGGACCGCACCATCGGCGAGAAGCTGAAGCGGATCAGCCCGATGCGCGCGGAGAGCCGCGTCATCACGATCAGCGTCGCTGGCTTCAAGAAGTATTTCTCCGACCGCGCGGTCGGCTCCGGCTGGGTCGGCGAGACCGCCAGCCGGCCGGCCACCTCGACGCCCCAGATCGGCGTGCTCGATTTCACCCCTGGCGAGCTCTACGCGAACCCGGCGATCTCGCAGCAGCTGCTCGACGATGCCGCGGTCGATCTCGAGCAGTGGCTCGCATCGGAAGTCGAGACCGAGTTCTCGCGGCAGGAGGGCATCGCCTTCACCGGCGGCGACGGCGTCAACAAGCCCTACGGCGTGCTGAGCTACGTCGAAGGCGCGGCGAACGCTGCACGCCATCCCTATGGCGCGATCAAGGTGACGAACAGCGGCGCCGCAGCCGCGCTCACGGGCGACGGGCTGCTCGACGTGATGTTCGGCCTGCCCACGGAGTTCTCGCAGAACGCCAAGTGGCACATGAACCGCCTGACCGTCGGAGCCGCGCGCAAGCTGAAGGACGGCCAGGGCAACTACCTGTGGCAGCCCTCCTACGCGTCGGGCACGCCGCAGACGCTGGCGGGCGCGCCGATCGTCGAGCATCCGGACTTTCCGCTGGTCGCCGCTGGCAACATCGCGGCGCTCTTCGGCGACATGGAGGCGACCTATCTGGTCGTCGACCGCGTCGGCATCCGGGTGCTGCGTGATCCGTACACCAACAAGCCCTTCGTCCACTTCTACACGACGAAGCGGGTCGGCGGCGGCGTCCACAACCCCGAGCCGATGCGTGCGGTGAAGGTGGCGGCGAACGCCTGATCCCCCCGGGCCGGCTCCGGCCGGCCCGGTCTCCCTGATCACCAACGAGCAGCCACCGCGGCGCGCTCAGGAGAAAACCGATGGACAAGCAGACCGCCAAGAAGCCGGCGAACGGCGTCGCCCCCGCGACCGAGATCGACACCGCCGGCGCGCCGCAGCAGATCGTGCCCGACGTCGACATGGGCCATCCGGCCGTCGACAACGACCCGCGCGCAGGCACGACCGCCGAGCAGAACCGCATCGACTTCAACGACCCGACGCTGTCGGGCGCCGAAGCCGTCGCGCAGAGTCTGAAGGATCAGGCCAAGGGCTGACCCCGTGGCGGGCGCTCGCCCGCTGCTCACGTCCTCCAGCGAACGAGGTGACCCGATGGCCATTCCCGTCTCGCTGGAGGATGCTGCGCGCCATCTGCGCTACGAAGACGGCGAGGAGCTGCCGCCCGGCCGCGAGGCCGAGATCGGGCGCTTCATCGCCGACGCCGCAGCCTGGGTCGAGCGCTACACGGGGCACATCCTGGTTGAGCGCGAAGTTTCGGAGTCGTTCCACGGCTTCACCCTCGCGGCCCTGCGCGCCTGGCCGATCAAGCAGGGCGCAACTGCAACGATCGGCTACGCCGCCGATGACGGCACTCCCGGCATGGTCAGCGGCTTGCGGCTCGACTTGCTCAATCGACCTGCGTTCTTCTCACCGCCGCGGACCGCCGCTCCGTTCACCGGCCGCGCTCGGCCGTACACCGTCACCGTGACCGCCGGGTACGGCGACGACGACGAGGTGCCCGGCAACTTCCGCCGCGCGATGCTGGTCCTGATCGCCGCCTACGACGCCGATCGCGAGGGCGGCGACCTGTTCAAGAAAGCGGAGGCGACCGCCCGGTCGCTCTGCTCCGACTACCGCCTGAGGCGCGTCTGATGGCGATCGGCAAGGGATTGGCGAGCCGTCTCAACCGGCGGATTACCTTCCAAGCCCGCGGCAACCCGACCGATACCCGCCTGAACACGCGACGGGCCGGTCAGTGGACGGATCACGCAACGGTTGCGGCCGAGGTGCAGGACGTGCTCCCCAGCCGAGCCGAGCGCCTTGACGACAGCATCAACATCGGCCGTCGTCCGGCGAGGATCCGCATCCGCTACCGCACCGACATCACCGGCGACATGCGGATCATCTACGGTCCTCGCGTCATGCAGATCGTTTCGGGCCCGGTGGAAACCGGCGTCAGGGAAGGCCTCGAGCTGATGGCTGAAGAGTTCTCCAGCGGGAGCGAGACGGCATGAAGCTGTCGGGTGGCCCGGAGTTGGTGGCTCTGCTCGACCAGCTGCCCGCGAAAATCGGGCGAAACGTCGTGCGTAGCGGTGTTCGAGCGGCAGCCAAGGTCGTGCAAATGGAAGCGCGGGCAACCGTCCGGCGTCGTAGCGGTACCCTCGCCCGATCGCTGAAGCTGAGCACCGATACGCAGGGCACGATCATCTCCGCGAAGGTGAAGGCCCGCGGCCCTCGCGCCTTTGTCGCGCCATTTATCGAGTACGGGGTCGCTGGCCACACCATCAAGCCGAAGAAGAACAAGAAGGCGCTGACAATCGGCGATCGCGTGCTGAGCGGCCCCTTCGAACATCCCGGCCACCGCGCCTTCCCGTTCATGCGCCCGGCGCTCGACAGCAAGGCGACGGAGGCGATCAACGTCATGGGCGAATACATCCGCCAGCGCCTCTCCTGGAACACCCTTCAGGCGCCCGCGATTGCCGTGGAGCCCGACGAGGAATGAGCGGGATCGTCGTCATGCGCGCGGTGCTGGCCGCAGACGCGCCGCTCGTGGCCGCCTGCCCCGCCGACCAGATCGTTGCCGACGACCTGCCGATCGACATCGCTCTGCCGGCGCTTTCGGTCACACTGGTCAGCTCCGTTGACCGGAAGGTGCTGCAGCGTAGCTCCGTTCGGCGGGTCACGGAACGTGTCCAGGTCGCCGTCATGGCGCGCGATGCGACCGAGCGGCTGGAGCTTGTCGCCCTAGTCCGGTCGGCGGCGGCGGCGCGGATCGGCGACTTCGCCGAGGTCGCCGACGTGTCGATCCAGACCGAGAGTCGCGGGCCGGACATGACCACCGAAGGCGGCATCCGCGTCGGCATGCAGGACTTCCTCGTCAGCTTCAACGAAGCGACCTAGCCGGAGAACATCCATGAAGAAGAACGCGTTCGCGCTGCGTCGCCACAATGTGGGCGACCAGCGGACGGAGGCTGGTGCCGTCGTGCTCGGCATGGCCCCCGAGGTTTTCGACAGCTTCGTCGAGGCCGGTCTCGTGCGCGAGGCGACCGACGCCGAGGTGAAGCGCGAGCGCGACAAGGACGCGCCCGCCCCTGCCCCCGCCCCGGCCAAGCCCGCCAGCCCCGCCAAGCGCTGACCAGCGCCACCCAGTTCGCCCGCCAGGACGAAGCCGACCCGCGGCCGCCTGTCTTTCTGATCGAAGGGAACCACCATGTCTGTTTTCACGTCCGCGGGCACGACCATCGGGATCGTCGCCGGTGCCCCCACCACCTATGACGCCACGGGCTACACCGCCCTCACCTTCGTGCCGATCGGCGAGGTCACCGACCTCGGCGAGTTCGGCCGCGAGTATGCGCTCGTCACCCACAACCCGGTCGCGAACCGCGGCACGGTGAAGAAGAAGGGCAGCTTCAACGAGGGCTCCATCACCCTACAGCTGGGCCTCGACACCGACGATGCCGGCCAGATCCTCGCGAAGACGGCCAGCAACAGCGACGCCGACTACTCGTTCGCCGTCACCACGCAGAACGGCGACAAGTACTTCTTCCGCGCCCAGGTGATGAGCTTCAAGGTCTCGGTCGGC